GCAAGTGCTGCAAAGACAGCATGTACATGAACACGCTTCAGATCGACGGTGTGGACGTGAAACGGTGGCGCCGTCAGGGTCGAACCGACATCCTGGCCCGCATTGAGGTCATGGGCCTGACCAAAGCTGACCCGTGGGCTGACGCATGGTTCACGAAGTCAGGCAACGAGGTCAAGCAATGCCCGTTCGTGCGGAAGATCCGCGGAACAGATCGCTACACGTGCACGATCTACGACACACGGCCGAAAGTATGTCGCGGCTACCCCTACGGCATAGACCAGATGGAGGCGATCGGCTGCGAAATGCTGGAGCCGGGCGACACGGACGACGACTTGGCCCAGATGATGAGGCGGCCAACGATTGCCAACGATTGAGCCGAATCGAGCCGGGTTCTGTTGGCGTCAAGTGCCTCAAAAAGCCCGGAACATCGCGGTTTGCGACCCGGCGTGCTTGCTTCGGGAGCAAGGGGTCGCGAGTTCGAATCTCGCCGCTCCGACCAACTAACCAACTAAAATTCTTACACTTTCGACCCTGTCGCTTAGTCGCAGTGTCGGAGTTGCCAACGGTACGGCCAACAGATCGTCGCGCTGAACCGGTGGCCTCCTACCGTTTCTTTGACTTCGATTTGCCCGCCCGGCCGCTCGGCCCGAAGCGGTTTCCGATCGCCTGCGGATGTCTGACCCGCGCAAGCTCTGTCAGTCCCGCCGCTCGCGCGTCCTCGCGTATCGCCGCCAGCGCGGCGGCGTTGGTCTCGTGCCGTGTCGAGTGCCAATGCCGCTCGATTATTTCCCGCCCGGCCTCTGCCCAGCCCTGCGGCGGGCGCCCCACGTCGCCACGGCGGTGCGCGGCTACAGCATCCGCGATCATCGTATCACGGTCGCGCGGCAGAGATGTGCGCCGGCCGGTGCTGATCTCGACGACATGCACAGCGCCCGCCGTCTCGACCTCCTGCAAAGCGCGAACCAGAGCATGGTGCGGCGTCTCCCGTGGCCGGGGCATGATGAGAGTGCGCAGCGTGGTCACGGTCAGCTCGTCGCCGGGCCGTAGCTTGCGCAACAGGTAGCCCCAATCCTCCGGCTTGCGCTGGCCGACGCGGCGCCCGTCCACGACAATCATGTTCGCAGGCACCCCATGGGCTAGGTGCGCGGCAACCTGCGCATCATCACTGGTCCGGCCGACGTGGCGGACCCAAGAGACAGTCGTTGGAGGCTTCGGCTTGTGCATAATTTTTATGTAGCACTGATTTCATTTGACCGCAACGCAAATCGGTGGCAATGTCCACAACATCAGACACGGGAGAGCAGACGATGGATACGACACGCTACTACGACGCCACCGTCGACGGACACCGCCGGATCGCTGTTTCGACAGCCCGCGACGCAGATGATATCCCCGGTGCGTTTAGCCTCGACCGCCGCGAAATTGCTGCGGCCGATCTTCCCGCCGACTTCGGCCGGTGGCAGCGCTACGACGCGTCAGTTAAGGGCGATGTCATTGTCGAGATCATGAGCCGCGACGGCGATTGACACCAGCGAGAGGATGAAGGCCGATGCACCGCAAGCCAGAAGATTGGGACAAGACGGTGCCGGCAGCCGTGCTGGCAGGTTCTAGCGCGCAAGCGCTGAACGTCATGTCGATGGCCGTGGATGACCTAGCCGAGCTTGGCCGCACACTGCGCACGATCATGGAAGCGGCAGAGCTTGGCGACATCGATGCATGTCACGAAGCGGCGCGGCAGGCGCTCACTCGCTGCGATCTGATGCAGCCAATCCGCAAGAGTGGATGAAGGCCGCTACAGGTGCATGACCACCCACCACGCGGTGCGGGCGAGACTACAATGCTACCCAGAACCACCAGAGCGTCTGGCCCAGCCCGAAGCAGATGGCCAGCAAAGCGCAGGCGAGCAGCCAATGGCACAGCCGCTTGCTCATTTTAGCGCCTTGACGGCGGCTGCCAGGGCTTCCCCCAATTTGTCCGGGCTGTAGTTGAGGCCGAATGCCCCCGAGATCGCCAGCCCAAGCAGGACGAGCCGTTGCGCCCACGTCAAGGCCGAATCGACTTTGACCGTCAGCTCGTCGATCTTGTCGGATATCTCGTCCTGCTTGATCTCGACGCGATCGATCTTGACGAGCGCGCTGCTCTGCGCGGATTCGATCGAGTGCAGCCTCTGCTGCGTCTGGCCACTGATATAGTCGCTGAGCTGGCTCATTCATGGTGCAAGCGCCACTTTCTGAGGCGCCCCCCCAGCCCCACACACGGCCTCGAATGCGCGGTTGTGGCCGACGATCTGGCGCTTGGTCTCGGTGGTGTCGAGCTTCGACATTGAGATCGGCTTGAAGCTCGAGCACGAGCTATCGATCACAGTCCCGACAGAACCTGTCCCGCAGCCTGTCAGCAGGGATGCGCTCAACATCGCGGCGAGCAGCGTCGGCCTTTTTTGCGTTCTCACGTCCCTTTGTCTCCGCTTCGACGCGCACCTCCTGTCTCCCGGCCTCTTTGGCCGCACTCATACGCCGATGGTCCCATGTCACCACCATGATACCAAGGCCCGCGATGAGCGAGACCACGAGCCCACGGGCGGCGAAAAATTGCGCAAGCCAGGTCATCCGGGTTTGCCCTCCTGGCTCGCCTTGACGCGCCGGCTCACGACGTAGACCGCAGCCCCGATGCCAAGGCCTAGGGTGATCGATTTGACGTTGCCGCCGGCCGACGCGAGCGCGGCCTGTACGGGGGCCATCTCCGTTAGCTTGGCGGACCACTCCAACAGCCCGGCCAGCGTCTCGTGGACGTAGGCAGCCACTCCGGCGAGCGCTCCGGCCATCGTGCCCCACACGGTTCCGGACTTCGGGAGCGGGTTTGGCGCTGATGCTGGAAGGGCTTCGGGCGTGGATGGGGGAAGGGCTTCGGCCATTGCGGGCTGAGCCCCGGCCGGGTACGCTGCCCTGTCAAGCTCAATGTGCGGCGAATCCCAGCCCCAATCTATGCCGCGCGTGATCTTGATGCCCATCTCGGCCGCCACATCGCGGAAGGCATCGGCTATGGGCCGCATGTGCGCGTTGTCGTAGGAGATCCGGCCGCCGTCGATCACAGCCACGAAGTCGATCGCGTGGCCGGTGATGTGCCGGCTGTTCATCGTTTTCGACTTCTTGGCCTTCACCAGCTGCGCCTGGCGCTCGCGTGATCGGCGGCCCTCGGTGATGAGGAACGGCGGCGCGCGCTCGGCAACGGCACGCACCAGCCGTTCGAGCGCCGGGTGCACGCCGTCGAGCGCGGCGAGCGAGCGGGGGGATAGGCTCATCAGATATCCCCCGGCCGGAGGTTGCGGGTCCAGTCTTGGGCGAGCTGGTTTGGCTGACTCGGAGCCTGCGGGACCATGCCGGTTGCCGCACCGCCCGCCATCAGGCCGGCGAGCCCGTACTTGCGCAGAATCTCTATCAAGTTGTCGTCAAAAACGACGTAGTTGCGGGAGCCTTCGCCAGCCCCACGGGAGCCCTGGTCGAGGTAGCGAATGCCGGGGATTCCAAGCCTTCTCAGTTCGTCCTCTCGACCCTTCGCGAACAGATCCGGGGTAAAGTTACGAACCATATCGTCACGTGACGGAGGCGCGGGGCGCGGCTTCGGCTCAACGCCCATTTCTCGGATTCGCATGTCTGCCATTCGACCTTGCGCCGCCCTCCGTTCCAATTCGATTGCTGCTTCCTGGCGCACGACCGGCTCGACAGCCGTCCGCACTTTCTCGCTCTGCCGGCTGAGTGGCGCATCCCAGTCGAGGAAGTCGTCGGGGTTGGCGCGGATGTTCACCTCGTACATGCGGCCGGCTGTTTTGTAGGTTCCATTGCGGATGTGATCGACCACGCCAGCCAATCGCTGCGCTTCCGCCGCATCCCCCGACGCAACGGCTTGCCGATATGCGCTTTCCGCCTGCGCCAAGGCCGCTTGTTCGCCGTATCCCTTGACCGCAACCGACGCCGCATGTGCCGTGTCGTTGCCCGCTGCTGGCGTCAGCTTGTCTCGGTAGCTTTTCGCTACGCCTTCGCTTTCCGCAAAATAAAGCCCATGCCCATACGCCTGCGCGCCTTCCCCCGTGCCGATCTTGCTCATGTCAAAGCGATCGAAGTCGTGGGGTGATCCATGATAGGCGCGAATGCCAGCGGACTGGTTCGGCGCCTCCGGCCGCCCGCCCGTCCCCAGGCTGTTGCGCGGCCGTGGCGCCAGCAATCCGCCTGTCATCGCAGCCCCGGCGACGTTGAACGCGTCCTCTGCCGCCTGCGGGTCGCCGGACACGTAGGGCCGGCTCAACAGGTTGGCCATGGAGCGATATGGCTGACCTATCAGCATGTCGGCCAGCCCGCCGACTGCATCAACAGCAAGGCCAGCGCCGCTGGTCGGATCGTTGAGACGGTTCGCCAGCGTCGGGGTGTGGTTCCGAATCGCGTCAGCGAGCATGTTGCGAAACTGCGGCTGCGGACCTTGCGATAGCGTTGCCATCTATGCCACCTGTCGGATGGTCTCGTGAGTGTGATGGGTCACGGCATGGTGCACGGACAGCAAGTCCGCCTCATGCTGCTTCAGGTGCGCGATGACTTGGGCGATCTGCGCCGCCAGATGCTGCACCGTCTGTTCCAGGGCTTGCACGTGGGCTCTTAATGCCGTGTCATCGTAGGCAGGCGCCGCCAACCCGGACGCCAACCCGTTGAGCGCGGCACGCCCCTCCACCGTTGTGAAGTGGTGCCGCTTGTGCGGCGGGATGAGCTCGAGCAACAGCGCGGCATGATCAACGATCGTGCCGTCTGCTTTGGCTAACTGGCTCACGCGAGCACCGCGCCGTTGTTGCTGATGACCCACCACTTCGTGCCGAGGAATTGCAGGGTCACAGCGTCTCCCACGTCCGCGAACGTCAGCGTGGTGCCGTTGGCGAGGTTCGTCGGGGTCAACGTCCCGTCGCCGCCATCAGCAATCATGACGACGTGCTTAATCTGGCCGACTGCGCCATCGGCCAACGTAAGCGCGTTGGCGCCCGTGGTGGTGAGCGTCGTGGTCAACGTCGTGAGGTTGATGGCACCAGCCCCCGACAGACTTTGCACCGAGCCGACCAGCCCGCCGATGCCGCTCATGACGGCATTGTCATCGACCGTGATGCCGGAGCCCTGCACTTTCTTCGTGTCGGTTCCGTCCGTGCGCACCAGCCGGTTGTCGGTCGCGCCAAGCCCCGAGGTGTAAAGGCTTTCGGTGAGCGCCGCCTCCACGTCGTCGAGCAGCGCGTTCCAGTCGGCTTCGTCAATGTTCGTGCCGGCGACCGCTGGGTTGAAGCTCGACGACGGCGCGGCGTAGGTGCCGGTGGTGCGTGGCATGGTGGCCCCCCTTCAGCTCGTCTGCACGAAAAACATTTGGAAATCAGGACGCCAGCGCAGGTGATACTGTTTGGCGCCTGTCATCACAATGTCGGAGCCCGTCAGCGTCTTGATCTTGTTCGCCGTGTTGGCCGCCGAATGCTTCAACGTGGTCGTGCCGGCGCCGATGCTGAATAGGATGATTTCTGCGTAGGCCATCCCGCCCGTGATCGTGTCGAGATCGGTGGCGCTCGCGTTGTCGAGCGTGATGAACTTCAGAATGCCTCCCTGCGCCGAGATGCGACAATCAATGCTGGTCCCGGATTTGGACGTAGGGTCTTTGACTTCCAGATAGTTCATGTGATCGCTGTACCAGTACGCAAGCGGCGTGGCGTCGTTGCGCTGCGTGCCGCCCTCGCGCACCCACGGGATTGTGCCGTAGGATGCCCGGTTAGGCGTGATCTCTATTCCCTGGCACGTGCCTTCAAGCTCAAAATAGGCCACCTCCGCGCCGCTCGACAGCCCGCCGGCCGAGTTGTTGAAGGTGACGCCGATCGAGTTTTTGATCTTGGCGAAATAGGCGACCGTGGTGCTGCTGCTGGTCGTCCCGGAGCAGTTCAAAAAATAAATCTGCCGCGTCCCGCTGGCCACGCTGCTGTTGCCGTAGCCGATGTCAATGAAGTGCGTCGCTGGGTTCTCCATGCTGACCCCAACGAACGCCAGGTCGGTTGAATAGTCCCCGTCGAACGTGGCATCGTTGTCGATCATGATCGAAACGCCGGCGCTTTCGATGGCCCCGCCGTTCATCACGCCGTTTTGTGCCTGCCGGAACTCGAGCGAAGCCTTGCACCCGCTGCGACCGCCGCCGAGATAGAGCGCGGTGAACGAGTGGGTCGTGGTCGTGAGCGAGCCGCCGTCGCCCGTGACAAGCACCTGTGCAAGGCTGGCAGTGCCGCACGAATAGATCAGCGCTGAATGGATCGTCGGCATAACGCAAGACTGGATCTTGAGACCGTGGCCGACAAAGCCCCAGACCAGCACGCGCTCCAACAGCGGTTGCGCGCAATTGGAAAACGTCACCCCGCGCACTGCGCTATTGGCGCCGATGATCGCCAAGTTGCGAATCGCGCCGGCCTTGGAATAGTTGGAGCCGTTGAAGTAGACCCCGTTGACGATCGACGCGCCGGACAGTTCGATTTCCGTGTTGCCAAGCATGCCTTGGCCGACCAGATCCACAGCGCCGCGCCATCCGGCAGGGTCGCCGCATGGAACGGTCAGGTCGGCGGTGCAGCGATATCGGCCTGCTGGGAGGAACACCACGCCGCGCGGGGCAGTCGCTGCGGCGTCAATCGCGGCTTGAATGTACGTAGCCACGTTGGTGGTGGAGGTGTAAGCCTCAATGGCCGCGTGCTCGCTTGTCGGGATGTAGCGCAACACGTTGATAACCGTCGTGCCGGTGGTGGCATCGGACAGGCCGTATTCGTCAATGTAGGCGACCTCGGAGCCACCCACCGCAATGCCGATCGCGTTGGCCGCTTTGCGGAAAAACCCGGTGTCAGTGTCAGCCGCGAACGTCAGCGACGGCGCAGCCGCCGACCCTGGCGCTGCTTTAAGCGGGCCGGTCATGCTGGTCTGGCCGTCACGCGCGACGGAATTGGTCAGCTCGGAGCCGATATCCGAGAAATTCGCGTTGACGACGGCCGCCGTGATGGTCTGGCCGTCCGAGTAGGTGTTGGGAATGGCGTAGGTGCCAGAACCATTGCGTGCCATGTCGCGCCGTTAGGTGGGTACGCGCGCACAACGCTGTAACTGTTGCGTGAAGGTTACTGATTTTCAACGCAAATCACACTACATATGAAGCGGCCCGACAGGTGCGCTAACACCGGCCGGGCCTCGACATCACCCCTGATGAACCCAGGAGATCAGTCATGACCCATACTATCACGGCTCCGCGCCGTGTCGCTAGAGCTGCGACTATTGCCCTTTGGGCAGTCGGCTCCGCTTATCTACTTCGTCACGAATGGCAAGCCGCGTCCCCGGATTGGGTCGTGATCTGCGCTACCCCGGTCGTCTGGGGCGTGATCCTCGCCCTGCCGGTGCTCAGCACCTATGCTCGCCACGACCGCATGTGGCTCGCTACCGCGCTCCTGTGGCTGGCCGCGATCATGGGCAGCGTCTACACCCTCAACGCGACGATCGGCCGACAGGCCGGGGCTCGTGATGCTGCGGTGCAGTCGGCCACGGTGATTGAGCAACAGCGCGCCGCCCTCACGGTAGCGCTCGACGCGGAGAAGCTGCGCCGGCAGGACGCTCTGAACCGTTGCGGCACCGGCCGCGCGTGTCACGAAAGCACCCGCAGCCTGCTCGGCATGCATCAACTCGAGATCGAGCGCCTTGAGCGGCAGATTGCTGGCCTCACCGTTGCCACCCCGCAAGCCGGAGAGCAGCGGGTTGCCGCTCTCTTGTCGCTGGTGTTTGGCCTCGAGGCGACGTTTGCCGCCGATCTGGTGGCGTTGCTTGCCCCTTGCCTTCTCGGCCTCACCCTGGAGCTGTCCGCGTTTGCCGCTGCCATGTACGGCTGGCACCCTGGCGCCGCCCCTGTTCAGCCGGTTAGGCAACATTTGCCGGCCCTGGCAAAGCCGGAAACCCTGGCAAACGTCGCAGCAAACTCGGCACCCCACCCCGTCATCGATGCTCTTATCCGGGCCGGTCGGCCACTGACCAACGGGGAGCTGGCAAGAATGATGGGCGTGTGCGACGGCGAAGCCACCAAACGGCGCCGGGAAGTGGCAAACGTCGTCAACACTCGTCGGGCCGGGCGGCACGTGATGATCTCGCTCATCGCTGCTGGAGGGCACGCGCCAGCCGGTCACGTTCGGACTGCGTTTCATTGAACTGAGCGGCGGCGTTGATCCGGGCGGCCTCGCGGTTGCCCGGCGCCATGCTGACCATGGGCGACGCAACTTGATTGCCGAGGTAGCGTTGCATGGTTGGGTTGAGCACCGCGCGGCTGGCGACGGCTTGGCCGATGATGGGCGCCACCACACCAGCAGCGGCGCCGGGCGCTCCACCAAGAGCAGCACCAGCAGCACCACCCATGGCCGACATGACGAGCCGTGCCGGCGTGCCGGAGTTGGGCAGCGGGGCCATCAGCGCGGCCCCGCCCCGCGCAAGGTCAACGAGATCCCCTTGGCCACGCGCATAGTTGCGCTGACCGTGAACCGTCTTTACTGCCTGCGCCAATTGCTGCGGCGAGAACGTGCCAAGCGCCGCGTTCTCGCCGGCTCCAATAGCCGCGCGCTCGATTGCCAGCAGGTTGCGATATTCGCGGCGCGCGTTCTTCAACGAAGTAGCAACATCGCCCCGGCCGGCACTTCGCAACCACGTCTCGGCGGCGTCGTCGAGCGTGTTCTGAATCGAATAGAGAGCGTCCCGCGTTCTGGGGTCTTGCGCACCGCGTGCTGCCGCGCCTAGCTGGGACCGCCATACATTGTAAACGTCGCCGCTCATGTACTGATTTTGTCGAGCAAGTTGCGCCAGATCATCATTGATGGCGCGCGGCAACGAACTGCGTAGCGACGGCTCAGTGATGCGCTCGTAGTTCGCAGCGATGCGGCTCACGTCCTGCGTCAATTGCCGGCCGACCGGCGTGATGCTTAGGGGCACGGCGATGCGATTTGCCGCCCGGTTAAACTCATTGCCAATGCGGTCAAATGCATCGTTCATGACCTCCGGCGTCGCCGCACGGGCATTGATGCCAGCCCGGCGCAGCGTCGCCTCGACGAATCGTTCGCTTTGCGTATCCTTGAGCGCAGCCGCGCGCCCTGCCGCCAGCGGCGTATCAGCCGCCACGCTTTCCGCCCACCGGATTGAGCGATTGCCGCTCACGTCGCCGGCCGACAGCGGCACGCCCTCTTGACGCATCACCGCCACATCGCGCGCGCGCTCTGCCCCCTTGGCCGTGCTGGTGTTGATTGCCCCCGGCGAAATCATTCGGCCGATGATCTGCGGCGCAATGCTGCCGGCGATGGCGCCTCCGGCCCTGGCGTAAGGTTCGGCAGCCGAGCCCTTTGTCAACTGGCCCGCGGTCTCGCTAGTGACGGCCGGCGCAATGACGTTCATTGCCGCCCGGCGACCGAGATGCGCCCCGACGCCACCTGCCGGAAACAGCATGCCGGGCAGGAACTCCGCAATCGTGCCGGCATATTGGCCAGCCGTCGTCTGCGGCTCATACAGCGGCCCCGTGACGTTGCGCTCGACAGTGCCTTTGATGTCGGAGAACTGCGGCAACGCCGCCTCCGGCGCGACCGTGTTGCCTTCGGCGCCGAACTGCCGGCCCACGTAGTTGACGCCGATGCGGCCCAATTGCTCGACAGTGCCGGGCAGTGCGGCCAGCCCGATGCCGCCTTTGACAATGCCAGAAGCGAAGCTCTTGCCCATGTCGTAGCCGACGCTCACGGGCTCTTGCGCGGGCTGCTGCGCAAATTGAGCGTAGGGGTTCGTCGAAACTGGCTGAACAAATTGCTCGTAGGGATTAGCCATTGCGGAACACCTCGCGCGGCATCGTGTTGCGACGCGGCTGCACTGGTGCCGGTTGCTCCGGCGTCATCGGCTGTTGCGGCTGCCCTTGGCCGAGAATGGCAGAGGACGCGCCTTGCCCGAACACTTGATCGAATAGCGCCGCTTCCGCCGGGTTAGCGCGTAGGCGCTCGATTGCCGCTGCCGGTGGCGGAATCATCTGGCGGGCGCCTTGGATGACCTGCCCGCCGCCGCCGTTCTGCTGTGGCGCGGCTTGGCCCGGCGCGGTCGGTTGCGGCATGAACCCCTGCCCCGCGCTGTCCATCATGCCGCGCGCTTCCTGCACCAGATCGTCAAAGCGGTTGCCGACCTTCTGCGCATAGTCGATATCGAAGTCAAAGAACGACTTGCTTTTGTTCTCCGGCGCTTTCCGCCACTCCTGAAACGAGCGGGCTTTGTCGATCTTCGATTGTTCGACGCGCCGCGCCGCTTCCACCATGATGCGGTTGGCACGCGGGTCGTTGCTGAGCCGCGGCAGCGTTTTCTCGAGGAACTCGCGGTCGGCGTTGCTGAAGTTGTTGCTTGGGAAGCCACCGGATCCGAGCTTGTTGACCAGCATGCCAGCCGTCGCCGCCTCGAATGCCTGAGCATCGCCCACGAAGTTGTCTGTGATGCCGAACTGCTTGAGCACGTCGGGCGATACACCGAGATCCTTGGCCCACGCCGCCGCAGTCCGCACGGCCGGAGCGCTGGCGCCCGTCTTCAGCCGTTCAAGCCGCGCCTGTAGGCCCGCAAGCTGCTGAAGCTGCTGCTGGGCCGATCCTGCGGCTTTGAATGCCTCGACCTGCGCTTCTGCGCTGGCCTTGCCAATCGCCTGCGATTCCGCCCCTTCTTGCTTCATCTCGACGGTGGTCTGTGGCCGGCCGGCTTGCTTCAGCTCGATCTCGCGCCGAGCGAAGTCAGGGTTTCGCTGGCCATAGGCGAAGTTGCGTTGCGCTTCTGTCTGCTCTGGCCCCTTCACCTCTTGCGCAATGACCGCGCGGGCGATGTTTTTGCCGTCTTCCATGCCGAACCCGCCGCCGCGCGCGGGGTCCATCAACTGTGCAGCCAGTTGTTTGACCGGAACGTTCCCCTGCAGCCCCTGGCGGTAGATGTCGGCCACGGCTTGATTGCCGGCGCGCTCGCCTTCGTTGGCTTGCTGTGTCCATGCGGCGCCGCTGCCGGCCTGCAGCACGCGCGCAAGCGCCTGCGTCCAGTGCTGCGCCGGCCCGGTGTCCATGCCAGCGTTGAGCAGTCGCGCCCCGAGCTGCCGGCTGGACCCAACCGACTCCGGCGTCCACCCATTGGCGCTAGGCGCGGCTCCCATTGGATTCATTGGTGCGGCTCCTGGCGATGCGGGGGGCGTAGAGGATGCGGGGGGTGCTGCACCACCCATCGGCGCAGGCGCGCGGCCAGCCTCATAGGCGGCCATGGCCTGAATCAGCGGCGTGCGGTGCTCCGGCGCAAGCGGCGCGTTTGGATCAATCCCCAGCCGGCGAGACACGCTGTTGATGTAGCTGCCGGTGGAGTTGTTATCGACGTCGGCCGGCGCCCACCGATTGACGATGCCAGACACGGTGTTGAGGCCGTGCTTGTTCTGGTAGGTGTCGAGTATCCGCCCCATGACCGAATACCCCTGATCTGGGGTCTCGAATTGCGCATAGCGCCCGTTGGGCCCCAGCGTGGCGCCATAGGCGCCCATCCAGGGCTTGAACTCGACCGCACCGGGGTTGTTGTAGCGAAGCGTAAGGGGCTGGCTCATTTGCCAAACATTCTTGAGAACAGGCTTCCGCCGACGCTAGCCCCGCCACCGAGCGGCGCACCGAGCATCGCGCCACCGATGCCGGCAAGCCCGCCCAGCATCGCGTTGCGCTGCTGCATTTGCTGGCTGTACTGGTTCATTTGGCCGTCATAGTTGGCCTTGTTGAGCCCTATGTAATCCACCGTGCCGACGTTGACGCCCGGTGCGTTGACCATGTTGGGCGACACCGTGCCCATGCCGAACTGGACGCCCGGCGACAGCTCGCGCATTTGCTGGCCGCGCTCGTTGATGGCCTGCCCCCAAGCGCCCGTGGCGAAGTTGTTGCGGGCCTCGTTCTGCTGCAAGGCAACATCGCCCATCTGCGAACGGAACGCCTCGCTCGACGGGTCGAACCCTTGGTTCCGCAGTCGGCTTTCCGCTGCGGCCCGCATGCGCTCGTTGCGCGGGTCCATGGTTTGATCGTACATGCCAAGCGCGCGATCGATGCCGGTGGACTCGCCGGCCTGGCCAAAGTAGCGATCGGCCAGCCCACCGAGCCCCCCGGCCATGCGCTGGCCTTTGGCGCCGAGCTGCTGGTTGACCTGAAACACCGGGTTGCCGTTGGCATCGGTTCCGTTCTGGCTCCAGTTCACGGTGTTGCCGAAGGCGTCGGTCTGGTTCGGCCGATTGTAGGCCGCCTGCTGCTGCGCCGTTCGCGTGTTCTCGGCGGCCTGCTGTTGGCCGACCGCGGCGACGTTGATTGGTGCCGGCGCTTTAGGAGATTTGAACAGCGAGCCCATCGTCACCCCTCTTGAGCCACCGGCAAGCCTCCGGCGTCATGTAGAACCGCAGCGCGTCCTGTCCGCGCCCGTAGTAGTCGCGTTCAACGCCCTCGAACTTGAACCCGAACTTCGGCGCGGCCTTCTTAACCGCGCGGTTGCTCTTGGCCGTGCGGATCTCGAGGCGGTAGACGCCCGACCCGAACACGCGCGCGAACATCTCCCGCCATGTGTCGTTGCTGGTCTTGCCGTACAGGTGAAGCTCGGCCGTCGTGTCGTTTTTGGCGGTCAGCACAAACGCCCCGACCAGCACGCCGTCTCGGTTGATGACGCCCATGGAAACAGACGGCTGCTGCTGAACGTGGACGCCGTAGCGAAGCGCGACCCATGCGTTGACGGTCGCGTCATGGCCGAGCACGAGATGCATCAGAGCGCGCCCCCGGTCTCTGCCATCACCAGAAACCCGTTGATCACAAGGCTTTCCTCTACCGAACCGTTGGCGCCCCACGTGGACGCGCCCCACGTGGCCGTGCTCCACTCGCCACCGGCAATGCTGGCGTCGAAGCCCACCCGGCCGACGAACTTGATTGACCCGAACGCGCCAATGCCGGCCATTCCGATCCAATCGGACGACACGTTGACGGATGAGCCGAACACCGCGGTGCCGAACAAGGCTGTGCCGAACTGCGCCGACGACGGAAGCGCCGCGAACGACCCCGGCGAGAGTACCGAGGTCTCATAGAAATCCGTGCTGATGCCGATCTGTGGCCGGTAGGCGCCCGTCCCGGTCAGCAGCGCGCGGCACTGAAGCCAGCGCTTTGTCTGCGCCGTGCCGAGCGCTGTGTAGGCGGTCTGTCCCGTGGCCGTGATGGGCTGATCGAAGTCAAGCGAGCCGGTGTCGGCCTTGAATACGGTTCCAGTATTGCCGCCGAAGTACAGGTTATCGTCATAGACCAGCCAACAGTTGGCGTTGTGGCTGTCGAACTCACACCACGCGCCGGTCAGGGTGTTCATGACATACTGACCCGACGCGCTATTCTCGCTGCTCGGAATGTTGACGATGAGCCGCGTTCCGCGCGGATAGACGATCGCCTCCCAGCCCCACACCGACGCGTAGGAGCGCGCCGCGCTGTTGAAGGCCGGCGAGATGTTGGCCGTGAGCGCGACCCGGCCGGCTTGGCTCTGATCGACCGAGAGCAGCTGAGACAGCGGAAACACGCCTTCCAGCGTGATGAGTGCCAAATCCGCGCCGTACTTGACGAAGCACCGCCGGCCAATCGGGGCCGGCACGTCGTAGGTGCCAACGAGGGACCACGTGTTAGCGCTGGCCGGGTCTGTGCCCTGGTATAGAGCAACCTGCCCTTCGCTCGAGATGAACACCGCGTAGTCATCGGGGCCGGAGCCGCCATCACGCGACCACGTGCCCATGGCCACGAGGTGCCCGCCGCGCGTGAACACGCTCCCGAGCGCGAACGACGTGGCCGCACCGGCTACCGCATCAGTGGCGAGATAGTAAGCCGTGAGACTGTCGTTGATCGTAAACCACAGCCGCTTTTTGTGGCTGTTGACGTGCACGATGCTGGTGGCCGTCACTCCAGTGAGCGATGGCGTGGCCCACACCGTGCCGTTGAAGTGCCTCGGATCATCAGCACCGTTGCAGATCCAAAGGTAATGGCCGGCGCCCGTGGTGATGTTGACGTGCTGCCAGCGCGCGTTGTTGAGCCCCGTCAGCGACGAACTGGCCGCCGTTGAAGGCGTCGTCACGTCATAGATGGCCGTGCCTGCCGCCGCGAACATTTTGGACGATGCAGGTCCGCGCCACGCCATCAAGCTTTCAACCGATGACGTGTCCGTGCCGACGTCATAGGCGTGCCGAACGTACCCGCGCCGGATCTCGCCATAGCCGGGGCGCGGAAACCAGTTCTTGAGCTGAACCGCCCGGTCTTCAGGCATGGCGGACAGCGGCGACGCGGCGTCCCAGCCACCCACCGGGAACGGCAAAGGACGGGTCCGGGCGACGGGGCGGCGTTTGGCGTTAGGGCGAAGCGGGGCGCGCTGCAGCATCAGGTGAGCGACCAATTTCCATCGGCTATGGAAGGATCGGAAAGCGTTGTGCCGGGCTGGTTGCCGAGATCGAGAATGCGCATGCCGCCGTCATTCGCCTTGCGCTCACTGACAGCTTCCTCATACGAGCGGAATGCCTCGGAGTAGTCGAGACCGCGAGCCCGCAGGAATCGCCACACGACACCGAGCGACACCAGTTCCTCGTCCAGAAACGTGATGTCGTCGTCGTTGGCCCATTTGAGCGCCGTGGCCGACGTGTCAGCGGCGAGCCCGCACCAGTACTTCGACACGTACTCGTAGGCGATCGTCTCGGCTGCTGTTGGCGTGGGCGTGAGCCGCAAATAGTTGCCGCGGATGTAGACCGCCGTCCATGTGCCGACAGTCAAGTTGGCCTGCATCTGCTGCCAGCGCTGCGGCGTGATCGGACCCACCACCAGCCGGTCTTGGGTCCGATTATACATCGTGCCTTCCAACAGCCGATCGAAGTCGGTCGGAAGGGCATAGGCGACCGTGCCGTTGACGGTCGCAAACGTGTGTTCGTTGGTGATGCGCTGCCAAGCGTGCCGGCGGGCCAGCTCAACACCCTCCTGATTGGAGAGCGAGAGCATCATGCGAACGTTAGGCTCGCTCGACGAAATGACCGCTGTCGGGCTCGGGATGCCGATCCGATCGGCTGCCGCCTGGATGATGGTCAGCAGGCTCATGTGGTCAGGTGCTCACGGGCTCGTCAGCGGCATCTTTCGGCGGCCGCCCACGGCGCGGAGCAGCAACAGCCTGCAGCGCCTCCAACTCGCGCATGCGAATGAGGTTCTTAGCCGCCTGCCAAGAGGTCAACCCGCCCATGCCGAGCGACTTGGCTGCCGCTTCGTCGAGCGCGGCCAGTTCTTCGGCCGTGCGAACGCCTTTCAAGCGGTAGCCGAGCGCGACGTTGTTATCGACGCCAGGAACGTCCGTCAGCGGCGAGCCCTCGATGGGGATCTCCTGATTGCCGGAGCTGTAGGCGGCCCAATCCTTGGCGAACCGCTCCGTGTCGGCTGGCGTCACCTTGCGAACCACGGTGTTGGTATCACCGATGATGCTGATCTCGATGTAATCGCGGCCGGACTCGCCGCGGAAGAATTTGGCACGCACTTTGCCGAGCACTTCGCTCATGTGTCACCTCGGTTGTGGCCGGGCAGGACCATCCTGCCCGGCCGGTTGTCGTCAGTCGGGGAACATGCAAAGCACGATCTTCGCCGACGCATCGATGGCGACGGCGCAGATGTGATCGGTGCTCGCCGTGGTCACGTCGAGCGTGCCGTCCGTCGCGCCGGTCGGCGTGAGCGGGTCGCCGTCAGCGCCGGCCGTGAGCGCCGTGGTCAAAGTCGCCTGGCCGCGCACCTGTATCCAGCAGTACTGACCATCGGTGGGAGCCGACTGCAGTACACCAGCGCCGACCTCTGCCGAGTCCGACAGGTCCGACGTGACGACGTGCACCTGCCCGGCCGACGTGCCGGACACAGCGTAGACGTAGCAGACATTGCCGGCCACGGCTGCGACAGAGCCCGCGCCGGTATCATACTGGACGTACTTGTAACGCTTTGTTCCCTGGCTCGTGGTCAGGGCCGCGAGTGTGCCGAGCGCGAATTCGGCTGACGAATGAACAGCCGTAACGTCAATGCTTGAAAGCATCATGGTGGTGTTCTCCTGTAGCGTGGGGCTGGATCAAGCGCAGATCACAGCCTGCCGCTCGCGGTTGCTGATCGTCATGTTGCCGGCCGCGTACATCGGCATGACCACGGCGTCCTGGTTCACGCTCGCCTTGTCCGGGGCGGGCTTCATCCACCGACCACGTGCCTTCCGCATGAAGATGTAATCCGTATTCAGGAAGTACATCCGCGTCGCGGCGCACTGGTCGTCGTAGACCACCGGGGTATTGCCGCCGTAGGCATAGGCGATGTTGGTGAAGCCGGCGCCCGCGCCCTTGGTGTCAGTGAACCGCTGGTTCGCCTGCAGGCTCTCCAGGTAGTACAGAAAGTAGGTCTGCCCGGCGGTGATGATGTCGGGCGAGTCGGTGCCGCGGATCGTGTTGATCCATGCGGTGTTCATGGCGCGCTGGATGGTGGTGGACGACGCCGTGATTGAGAGGGTCGAGAAATCATAGACGTAGTTGCGCCACCACGCGTAGGTCGTGCCGCTGATGCCGCCGACCGTGTTGGTGTTGGTGTCGGCCACGAGCAGCTGGAGCCCGCCGAACTCCTTGCCGCTCGAACCCGTCCCATCGGCATAGATCGCCGTCGCCACAGTGTTCGTGAGCGATTTCTTGAGGTTCTTCATGCGGGCCGAAAGCAGATTGTGCACCGCCTCGCGACCGCTGTTCTGGATTTCCTCGAGGCCCGTGATCGTGACGTTGCCAGCGAGCTGCTTGTAGTTGAACTCTGCCGCCGTCATGGTCTCGGAGGCGTCAATGCGCAGCGGCTCGGCGCCCGCGTACCACATGACGTTTGGGTTCTCGGCGTACTCGAGTTCCTGGACGATGGTGCGGCCAGTCGCTTCCTTGCCGTTGCCCTTGCGCTCGATCTGCTTGAGCAAAGCGTTGTGGTTGGTGATGTTGTCCGCGATCTCGCCGGAGTAGCCCTGCAAGGTCGTGGTGATGAGGTCGGTGAAGGATGAGTTCGGTGACGGCATAGCTCAGTGGTCCTTATTGGATGCCTGCTTGGTCGAGCGCCGCAGATATGATCGCGTCCAGCCCGCCCGCCTTGGTCACGCCGCCTGGGGCCACGCCGTTCGTGCGAACGGGAGCGGCCTTCCTGGCTTTGGACAATGCGGCTTGTTTCGCAGCTTCAGCAGCACTCAGCCGGCGGGTGATCTCCTGCGAGATGCGATCCTCGATCGGCTTCACGGCGATGCTGTAGGCATCCTCCAGCGTGTTGGCCTTGCCCTCCTTCAGAAGCTGACCCATGGTCGCGCGAACCTCATTGAAATGAGGATACTTGGGCGATCCATCGGCGTTGGTCTGGGAGGTGAAAGCCTGGATGGTGGAAGCCAGTTTCTGCTGCTCGACTTGGCTGTTCTGCGACTCAAACTGCTGCAGTCTCGCCTGCAGTTGAACGACCTGATTGCGCAGGTCATGAACGACCGGGTAAGCCTGCCCCATGGGTGACATGGGATCGGCGAACGGGTCTTGCTCGGGAGGGGCGAACGGAACGCCGATCTGCTGGGCAAGTTGCGCGAACAGCTGCACCTTCTCCGCATAGGGCGCGAACTGCAGCCGGTGATCCATGTCGAGCACGTGCGCCACGTAGGCCGCCGGATCTGGCGTCACTTGGCGAATGCGATGTTCATGGGGCTGCAGCGCGTTGACCAGCGGGCGGGCGGCGTTGACGGCCTGCTCATACTCGGCAATGCGCTCGGAATAGAAACGGTCGCGGCCCTGCACCACGTCGAGCGCGATCTTCTGCGCCTCCGGGGGCAACGCCTTGAACTGCTGCACCTGCTCCGGCGCCCATCCCCGGAAGTGCCCCTCGGAAATCTCCGGCTGGGCTTCTGGCTTTGGCGCGGTACTCGCTACAACGGGCGCGGTCTCGGATGTCCCCTCGGGGGGAGCCTCGCCGGCCTCGGATGGGGTGGGCTCGCCTGCCTTCGGGGCAAAGCGGCCCTTCTCGTCTCGTGCGCGGTCGCTGGATGGCTCGCTTTCGGCCTCATCCAGTGCCTTGCTGATTACATCGTCGAGCGACGGCCGCGCCTCCGTGACCGGCGTGTCCGGCGTGTCGTCGAGCGCGGGGATTTCGTCTGCAATCACGTCCATAGGATCAGCCACGCAATTCCCCTCGTTTCCATGCGTCCCACCAGACCGGCTTGGTGCTGCCGGTCCAGTCGTCGCCACACTGTTTGATGCCGTATCGCTGCTCGTGCTCGCGGAGCTGACTGCGGCTGGTCAGTTGTTTGCCGCCCGGCAAATCGATCTGCGCCATGTCAGGCATGAAGCGATGATCGCGCCGGCCTTCCAATGGTGCAGCCAAGTGCTTCGGCACCAGCTTGCCGTCACGGATAACGTAGGTTTCTCGTGCCATCAGATGGCCCCCCAATAGTCCCGCAATTTTCCTCGCTGCGTTGAATCGAGCAGGCGGTTGATGATCAACAACTCCCGCATTTTGGCGCCGCAGAACAGGCCCGCCGGTCGGCCCTTGCCAAAAAACAGCGTGCCAGCGCCGTGGGTGTTGGAATGGGCAATAGTGCCCGTGTTACCTTCGGTGAAGAAAAACGTCGCGCTGCCCGACTCGAACAGCGCCCAGGCAGACTGTCGCGTGCTCGTAGTCGGGACCACCTTGCCGGGGCTGCTGATTGCGTTGGTCGCGTTGCGATCGATAGCCACGCCGCCGGTGGCCGGCTGCAAGCACAGCCCGCGATAGTCGCTGTCGCTGGCCGACATGCTCATAATCTGCCCAAGACCACTGCCTGATGTCGTTGTCGTCGCGTCGAACACGACTGCAATCGTCATCGGGTACGTCGTAATCGACAGCGCCACGCTCATGAAGTCGTCTGTGCCGTCTGTCTGAACATGACCGCCGGTTTTGTAGAGCGGCTTGAGCGTGGCACTCGATTGCGTGAGCGCCGTGCTGTTGACGTTGCCCAGCCACCGCCCCACCGGGTCGTTGTTGGCCGTGACCGGCGTTGCCCCGCCTGTGTCCTGGGACAGCTTGGACAGGTCGTCAGCGTTCCACCAATCGCCCGAAAAACCAGCGAACAGATCGCCCGGCGCGAACAGCTCGAACGTGTTCATGGCCGACCAAGACGAGAACCCCTGATCAACGGCAAAGGCATTCATCGCGCCGGGAAGCCCCGAATAGCTTGTGCCAAGCGTCTGGTTGATCCACGCGAGCATCCGACCGTTCCAATCGCCTGCCGCGATGCCGTCAGCATCAAACAGTGCGGACCAGTCGCCGTTGTAGTCGAGCGTGGTGCCGGTGATGGCGCGGACTGCGGCTTGTACGCCGCTCTGATTGCTCATTCGTCGTCGGGCTTAATGATCTGACCATGCAGCACCTCGTGCTGCTCCCACGCGCTGCACACGGCAAGATCGAGCGTCACGACCTTGTGCCGCTCGCACGTCGCCGCGCTTTTGCCTGTGTCGCGGCCGTCCCATTCCCGGCAGGTCGCGCACTTCGGGGCGCTGTTCTCGCGGCGGGTTTCGAGGTGCGGGTTCATGGGTATAGAACCGCCTTTTCAGCCTTCAGCAGAGCGTCTTTCATTCGCGTGTTAACATCCAGCTCGTCGCTGGCGTCAAACTCCGCGATGGCTTTCTCAGCAATCCGTTGCCGCTCGTCTTGCGTGGCGTCCCGACCCAAAGGAGCGCGGCCATATATCCGTCTACTGCTGTAATCGTAGGTCATCGCGACATCGCGAATGATGTTATGCTTGGTCACTGCAGCATCCTTCCGTCAGGGCCGACGCTGGCCACCTTGGCGTCTGCCATCGCCTGCGCCTTCTGCACATCGATGACCGCGCTCTGCTGCTTGACGGCCATATCGGCCTGCTTCATCTGCAAGTCCATTTGCTTGCCGGCCATGTCCATCTCGTGGGACTGCTGATCGCGCTGCATCTCAGCCTCAGCTTTGACCACGGCCGGATCAGGCGGCGGCGGCTGAGGTGGCGCGGACAAGCGCTGCTGCATAGCCTGCATCGTCTGATCGATGGCGTCCTCGAGTTGGCGCCCGGCCTTGAAGCCGCGCACGCCAAACGCCAGCATCTCACCCACCAGCGGCATCATTTCCGGCGCAACCTGCACCAGCGGCATCCACTGTTGAGCGAATCCACCCATGGCTGTGAGCAGCTCGACGCGACTTTGCTTTTCTGCCTCGGCATCCTCAAACACCGTGCTGTCGGTCTCGATATCGATCGAGTAGCCACGCGCACGGTCGGACCGGATCATCTCGACGGCGGCAGCAAACGTCTCATCCGGCTGAAGGCCGGTCATCTCCGCCAGCTTGCGCGGCTCAAAGTGCTCGCAGATCAGTTCAGCCTTGATCCGGTATGCGTCGCGGACCCACCGCTGCACCTCGCGCTGCCGATCCTTGAGGCGCATACTCCCGAATTGGGCCTTGATGTTCTGCGCCGTCGCGGTCTCGCTGGCATCGGTCGCGCCGCGCATAATGTCGGAGATGCCCGTCACCTCGTAGATCGATTGAACACGCTGTTCTTTTTGCTTGTACAGTTCAGAAAGAATGGCCGCCGTCGCGGACACGTCCTCCACCTGGAACACTGCCGGCAGGCCGCCCTTGCTCGCCAGCATCTGCATGTCTTTGGTCGGGATAAACTCGTTGTCGCCGGCCCGCGCTAGTCGCTTCAAAGCTTCGATCGAGGCATCATAGACGCCGCGCCGCTTGAGCTGCTTGGTCAAATGCGAAATGCGCGCCTCGAGTTCGTCGAGGTCGTCGGCCTGGTCCTCGTACTGCAGGTAGTCAGGCGTGGGCATGCAATTGTCGTTGCCCGTCGTCGCGAACAGCGGGCACGGAATAGGCCAGAACCCCTCGAGGCCATAGGGGTCATCGTCCATGCGCAGCACTCTGGAATGGCCCTTGACCACCCACACGCGCGAGCGGTCCCGCTTGTCCCAGATCTCCCAAACCTCCGCGCGCTTCATGTCGTCGGGGATGTCCCTGTCTGACGTGCGCGCGTCGTCCATCTCCGGCGACCAGTTCAGCGGAATTGTTTCAGGGTCTGCGAACCTGTTTTCGCGCAGATCTTCCCGCGTCATGCGATGGCGGAACGCGATCCACCACCAGTCTTCCCACGTGCGGCCGGCGCTGTGCCGGAAATCGTTCCAGTAGATATACTTCTCGACGACCTTCTGATCGACGACGGCTTCCTCGGTGACGGGCTGGCCGGTCTCGTCAACGGCGGGCGCTGCCGTCATTGGATCAATGACCGGCACTTGGCCCATCTTGGGCTCATAGTCGAGCCGCACTACGCCACGACCGGGCAACACCAGATCCTTGACACCGCGCTTGTAGACCCGATCATGCTCGGATGTGTCGGAGCAATAGACCAGCGAGCGCTCGATAATGTCGGCGCCCATGCGGGCCACGGGGTTGCGGTCTGCGAAGCGCCTGCGAACATCAGGCTTGGGCGTGCGAGCGTACAGCGCGGCGGTCAGTGTCTCGGTGTTGGAATACAGGATGTTCAGCCGCTTTGACGACTTCGACACTTTGGCCGCAGCGTTCTTCTCGGCCTTGTAGCGCTTTTCGATCCGCTCGCCTTCCTTCACCCAATCACGATGCTCGCGGTCGGAGATAGAAAGCTGCATGACCCAAAAGCGCGCGGACGCTTCAGGCGACACGCGGCGCTGGTCGTTCGCTTTGTCGAGATCACCGGAGCCGGCGTCACTCGGCATCGGCTTCGTCCATGAGGTCGTTGAGCGTCACAGGCTTGAGCATGGCCTTGATGGGGTCTGGCTTGGGGGCCGCGTCGAGCGCAGTCAGACCGCAGTTAATGGCGTACTCTCCGAAGCTGTCAGCGGCGTGCGAATTGATGTCGTGCTCCGGCGTCGTGTAGCTCTGCAGCGTGTCGTTGAACTTGCGGCGATAGCGCTGAAGCCGCTGCAGACCGATCTTGACGCGCGGCGTCATGTGAAAGCGCACGATCGGCAGCAACTCGCGCACAGCCGCAATTCTGTCCTCCGGGTTGGCCGGAACGCCCTTACGAACGTTCGGCACGCCAATGCGCTGCACCACTTCGACGCGCGACCTGGCGCCACCGCCCCACTCCCTCACTCGGATATCGTGCGGGAGGTAGCTGTCCGCGTACCGAAACGGCACATGCCGGCCAAGCGTCTCAAGAGCTTTGGCCTTGTTCCACCCTGCAAAAGCATCGTCCCACGTGGGCGGAACGAACACCTCCGGCATACAGGTTGACACGATCTGCGGTGCTCCATCCCCGCCGGCTTCGTAGTAATCGACCACGGTCGGCCGCAGAATGCCGTTGTGCGGCTGCTCCTGAACGAACCAAACCGAAGTGTAGTCATCCACGCCGAGATCCCAGGCCGTCTTAACTGGAAGGCCAGTGACCGGCGGAAAGCTGCCGACGCGGCCTTCCTTTTCAGCCTGCGCGATCAAGCGGGCGTAGTAGGCTCCCTCCGAGACGATCTGATACCCACCACCCCATACCCATTCGGCCATCTCGGGGTCAGCGCGGTAGTCGTCTTCCATCTCGTGCCGCAGCACTTCGGGAAACCACGGGTTATCGTACCAGTTCACGCGCACCACGGTCGAGTTGCGCGGAGGCTCAGCGCCACGCAGAAACTTGTCTACCGCGTCCGTATCGTGCCGGGGATTCCACGAAAACCAGATTTCAGAACCCTCTTTGCGGATGGTGGGTCGAAGCAAGCGCAGCGAATGCTCGCTTAGCGTCTGCGCTTCTTCAACCCACGCCACATCAAACCCTTCCAGTGATTTGATGTTCTCGGCGTTGTACGTCTGCATACCCTTAAAGATGATCAGCGAGCCCGATGCGCGTCCCTTGCCTATGATCGCATCGCGCTGCACGTCGAACGATGCGCCGATGCCAAGCCGCTGGATCTTGTCTTCCAGCAACTGCTTGACCGAATCCTTGATGGTGTCTTGCACCTCGCGAATGCACACCGCGCGGGTGGGCTTGGCGTAGCAGCGCAGAACGATCTGCTCAGCGAAAAAGTGTGACTTGGCCCCGCCTCGGCCGCCGTAGGCCCCCTTATATCGGGCGGGTTTGAGCAAAGGCGCCAGCTTCCTCGGCACCGAAGCTCGTATCGTGTTGGGCATCCACTATGACCATCTCAACGCGCGAATGCTGCTCAATCGGGTTTTCAGGGTCGCCGGTGTGTTCGATGGCGGCTAACCTGCGATGCAGGTACGGGGCCGCGGCCTTGGCGCAGTCAATGACCGTGGCTTGGTCTTTGCTGCTGCGCATGATCTCCAACAGCACCTCAAGCGGAGTGACACCTGCGTCCCTGATCGACGCCACCCGCTCGTCAATGACAGCTCGATCGATGGCCGTCTTAGTGGTGGTCGATCCCTTCGGCCGTCCAGCCCCTTCCCTTTTTCCGCCTCGCATTGATTTACTCTGATTTTTTTGATTTACAAATCAAAGGGCTACGCAGCCCGCGCTGGGATGATTGCCTTCCCGACTGTAAGGACAGACGGCAGCGGCTCCGGCTTTGTTTCACGTGCAACGCTGTCATTAGCCGGACGAAGCGGGACCACCTCAGCAGTGTGCTGCGGGGCGGTGTCGTGCTCCATGCCGTAGACCAGCAGGCCGAAGTGCACCCCGAACATGCCGAGCAGCATCATTGTCACGGCGCTGAACACGGCAATCATGAGCTGAGCTTCAGCCTCTGTGCTCCCGAGCTTGCCTGCAATGAGCGTAGCCATGGGATCGGCGGCAGCGATGGCGGTGCCCTTGGTGCGCTCGTTGGCAGTCTGAGCCGCAGCAATGCGGGCCTCGAGGCGCTCTTTAGCCTGAGCCCGGCCGATCACGGCGTTGGCGTCGGCCACCTGGCGACAGAGAACGCGGTAGCTGCCAGGTGTGGCGCAGCCGCTTGTCTCAGCCCACCCCTTGCGCGTCTTCAGCTTGTCGAGCGCGCTGGTAGCTGTCGCAACGGACGGAACACCTGCCATCGTAGCCAGCTCGGCACGGTCGCGAGCGAGATCCGTGGAACGGCCGGCAAGGTTGGTCTGGTTGATGTTGGTATCCGCCGATTTGACCGCGCGGCCC